TAAACTAGACCAGTATCTAGGTAACCCAAATCTAAAAAAGGGTCATACAAAAACAAGATTTACAAAGAAACAAATTGAAGAAGTCATTACTTGTTTAGATGACCCAAAATACTTTATTAAAAAATATCTAAAGATTGTTACAATCGATAAAGGTCTTGTGCCTTTCGACATGTACAATTTTCAAGAGAAAATGGTTGATACATTTCACGAGAATCGTTTTACGATTTGCAAGTTGCCAAGACAGAGTGGAAAATCAACTATCATAGTTTCATACCTCCTACATTATGTTTTATTTAACGATAATGTGAATGTTGCAATACTCGCCAATAAATCTTCGACTGCAAGAGATTTGTTAGGGCGATTGCAATTGGCTTACGAGCATCTGCCTAAATGGATGCAACAGGGCGTTCTCAACTGGAATAAAGGTTCTATTGAATTAGAAAACGGAAGTAAAATCGTAGCGGCGAGTACATCTTCTAGTGCTGTTCGTGGTAGTACCTTTAACATCATATTCTTAGACGAGTTCGCTTATGTGCCTAATAACATTGCTGAAGAATTCTTTAGTTCTGTTTACCCTACAGTATCATCTGGTAAGTCATCTAAAGTGATGATTGTATCTACACCTCATGGAATGAATATGTTCTATAAGATGTGGGTCGATGCCGAGAACAAACGAAATGACTATGTGCCTATCGAAGTGCATTGGTCAGAAGTTCCTGGTCGAGATGAAAAGTGGAAAGAAGAAACAATACGAAACACTTCAGAGGGTCAGTTTGCGACTGAGTTCGAGTGTGAGTTTCTTGGTAGTGTCGATACACTTATCAATGCAAGTAAACTTAAAACAATGGCAGTTGAGAGTCCTAAACGAAGTGGCGGATTAGATGTGTATGATATGCCTGAGAAAGACCATATCTATACAATGTGTGTTGATGTATCACGAGGACTATCTCACGACTACTCAGCGTTTGTAGTATTTGACTGTACAAAAGCGCCATATAAAGTAGTAGCTAAATATAGAGATAACGAAATTAAACCGTTACTCTTTCCAAGTATCATAGAAAGAGTTGCGAAACATTACAATAAATCATTTGTTTTAATTGAGATAAACGACTTAGGACAACAGGTCGCTGATAATCTACAGTTTGAAATAGAGTACGATAATGTAATGATGTGTACACAGAGAGGTCGTTCTGGACAAGTCTTAGGTGGAGGATTTAGTGGTCGGGGAAACCAGTTGGGTCTAAGAATGACAAAGGGTACTAAGAGAATTGGTACTTCTAATCTCAAGAGTTTGATAGAGGGTGATAAGTTAATTATTACTGACTTTGATATTATATCAGAACTATCTACATTTATATCAAAAGGCAAGTCGTGGGAAGCAGATGCCGGTTCAACAGATGACTTAGTGATGTGTTGTGTGATATTTGGTTGGTTAGCAAATCAGGCATATTTTAAAGAATTAACGAATGTTGATGTTCGAGGACAGATGTTTACAGAACAACAAAACGCTATTGAAGCAGATATGGCGCCGTTTGGGTTCATAGATAATGGTCTTGATGACCCTGAAGGTCACAACAATTCATACTTTGATGATGCAGGCGAACTCTGGAGTCCTGTGTCTTATCATAGAGGCGAAAACTAGTGTTTTCAAAAGTTATAAATATTGTGAAAGGGTTGAAACAATAACTTTAATAAAGGAGAACTAAATATGGCTTTTCAAGTATCACCAGGTGTCTCCGTAACTGAAAAGGATTTAACAAATGTTATTCCCGCTGTATCTATATCAAGCGGCGGAATAGTAATAACAGCAGAGAAGGGACCGGTTGATGAAATAACTTCTATTTCATCTGAGAAACAATTGTTAGATGTATTTGGGAAACCAACTGCGAATAACTTTGAAGAATGGTTCACTGCTGCGAACTTTTTAGGATACGGAAATAATCTGAAGGTAGTAAGACCGATTACAGGCATGGTAAATGCTGTTGCGACTGGTACATCTATCTTAATAAAAAACACAACCGACTACTTAGATACCTATTCAAGTGAATCAGGTGCTGGGCAAGTTTCAAATATAGGTGCTTGGGCTGCAAGAGAGGCAGGTTCATTAGGAAACAGTTTAAGAGTTTCTGTATGTACTAACTCAACTGCATTTCAACAAACATCAAGTGCTTTAACAACGGCTGCTGCTTCAATTGGCGCTACTACTGTTGCTGTAGATGCAGGTACTTCATATCAAGTTGGTGACCTCTTAGAGATTGGAGATGCAAGTGCTGTACCTTCAAGTTCTGGTGCACCTTCTGGACATTACTATAAAGTAACTGCTATTTCGTCAAACTCTTTGACAGTCGCAAGATTCAATACATCTACAGGCGCTACAGAAACAGGCGGTCTTAGACATGCTATTGTTGATAACGCTATAATCAAAAGACATTGGGAATATTACTTTCAGTTTTCAAGTGCTCCAACGACTACAGATGATGTACTTGCTGCAGGCGGTTCATTAGATGAGATGCATATTGTTGTATCAGATGAAGATGGTAGTATTACAGGAACAGTAGGAGAAATACTAGAAACATTTGCAAGCGTTTCGCAGGCAACTGATGCTAAAACTCCATCAGGTAATAGTAACTATTATCCAAATGTAATTTATGCACAATCAAAATTTGTTTATTGGATAGACCATGAAACAACTTTGTCAGACGGAGTTGGTAAAACAGGAACAACATTTGATAATGTAGGTACTAGTGCTTTTTCAGTATTTACTACATCACTTGCTGGTGGTACAGATGACTTTACTGCTACTAACGCTGAAATTGCAACTGCTTACGAAAAGTTTGCTGATGCAGAATCAGTTGATTTAGCATTACTTCTTTGTGGACCTTCACAGACTGCTTCTGACGCTACTGGCGATACAAAAGCAACTGCTGTTATGGATATTGCAACTGCAAGAAAAGACTGTGTTGCGTTTATCTCACCTGCGAGAGCAGATGTTGTAAATGTTTCAAATGATATTACACAAACTGCTAATGTAAAAGCATTCGCTGATGGTTTACCATCAACTTCTTATGCTGTTATTGATAGTGGTTATAAATATATGTTCGATAGATACAATGATGTTTACAGATTTGTCCCGTTAAACGGCGACATCGCTGGTCTTTGTGCAAGAACTGATAGTGTTGCAGACGCATGGTTTTCACCAGGCGGTTTTAGTCGTGGACAAATTAGAGGTGCGGTAAAACTTGCCTTTAATCCTAATCAAATACAACGAGATGACCTCTACAAAGCTAGAATAAATCCAGTTGTTGCATTTCCTGGACAAGGAACTGTATTGTTTGGTGACAAAACTGCACAATCAAAACCAAGTGCATTTGATAGAATCAATGTTCGTAGATTGTTCATTGTTCTTGAGAAGGCAGTTTCTACATCTGCTAAATTTCAACTGTTTGAATTCAATGATGAATTCTCTAGGGCGAACTTTAGAAATCTTGTAGAACCGTTTTTGAGAGATGTTCAAGGTCGTAGAGGTATTACAGACTTTCAAGTCGTATGTGATGGCTCAAACAACACAGCAGATGTAATTGATAGAAATGAATTTAGGGCAGACATCTTTGTCAAACCTAATCGTTCTATTAATTTCATTCAACTTAACTTTGTCGCAACTAGAACTGGCGTAGCCTTTTCAGAAGTTGCTGGCGCTTAATCTTAGAGGAGAAATATAATGCCAAACATTAATGAATTTAAATCTCGTCTTTCAGGTGGCGGTGCAAGAGCGAATCAGTTTAAGGTTACTATGAACTTTCCTGCTTATTCGTCAGTTGGTGGTGAAACATCTGACTTATCATATCTTTGTACTGCGGCTGCAATTCCTGGTCAATCATTAGGAACTGTTGCTGTACCGTTTAGAGGTCGTGTATTAAACTTAGTAGGTGACAGGACATTTAGTCCTTGGCCAATTACTGTGTTAAATGATACAGACTTTAAAATATACAGAGCGATGGAAAGATGGATGAACGGTATGAACAACATGACAGATAACGAAGGGTTAACAAATCCTGCGAACTATCAAGTTGATGTAAAAATAGACCACTTAGACAGAAACGGCGCAACTCTAAAAACTTATATTTTAAGAGGTGCATTCCCGACTAGTCTATCAGATATTGAATTATCTGCTGGTGATAATGATACTGTTGAAACATTTACTACTACATTTACATATCAGTACTTTGACACAGATACAACTACATAATTTTTAATAAGTTATAAGGACAATATAATATGGCGAATTTACTTGGATTCCAAATAACGAGAAACAATACTGATTTAGGGAAGCCGGCAGAAGCGAAACAAGCGTTTACTGTTAGCTCCCCTGATGACGGTACAACTACCATTTCTGCTGGCGGACACTTTGGCCAATACATGGACATGGAAGTT